GGCAAAGGACTATAAATGAATAACGCAGTTTTATCGGGCATCATTTCATCCCCTCCACAACTTAGATATAGCCATGACAACAAACCTATGTCTGAGTTCTTACTAGCATTTCAAAATGCTAGTAAATCGGAGTCTGTCAAACAGATTAAGTGTGTGGGATTTGGCAAATTAGCTGAATTAATAGCGCAACTTGATGAGAATCAAGCTATTGTCTTGGTTGGTGCAATCAACATTATCAGCAAAGAAAGTAACGGCACTAAAACCAAAGTAACTGAGTTTAAAATCAGTGCTTTAGACATGGTTTCTAGTCCGGTAAACGTTAATTCTGTCAGCATTGCAGGACGGGTAGGGCGTGATCCAGAAGTCAGGTATTTTGAGTCTGGTACTAACAAAACATCATGCTCTTTAGCCGTCCGTCGCACATCACAGACAGATTGGTTTGATTTAGAAGCGTGGGGTAAGACTGGTGAGGTGATGGGCAATTATGTCCGCAAGGGCGGATTAATCGGCATTCTTGGACAAATAAAATTTGAGGAATGGACGGATAAAAGCACAGGCGAATTACGGTCAAAACCCGTAATTTTAGTTGGAGAATTAGAGCTTTTAGGGGGCAAGAAAGAACAAGAACAGGAGGACTTTTAAAATGGAATCTTTAGAATTTTGGCTTGAAAAAATTGCTAAAAATAGCGACGGTAAATTTACTCACTGGGAAATTGAAGTTTTATTTACTGAAATGACAAAACTTTTAATTCCACCACCCCTGGAGGTACAAATCTTGCCGCTGCTAGTAGCAATACGTGAAAGAGGGAAAAGCCATAAGCACAAAGCGAATATTGCCGTATTTACATTGGATCTAATCAAAAATTTCAAATCAACAGAAGACAAAAAATTCGATCCCGATTCTTTCTAAAACCCGTCCGCGATGACATAAAACTATTCAATTCAAAAGGGAAGGCAGCCGCCAAGCAAAACCTACCCCTATCACCAGGAGTGACCATGAAATTAAAACAGATCGTGATCGCATTAATAGCAATCTTAACAATTCTCAATATTGCTAATCCCACAATAGCAGCCCGTGACGATCAAACAGGAGATTGCATTAAAAAAGGAAAATGTAAGGATTAAAACAATGGAAAGAATGAAGTTCGGCTGGTGGTATCTCCGGTATGCTTTTACTTATGAACCTATGAAAGCATTTGGAGCGTGGGAAGATGAATGTAAGCGTCAATTCCCACAATACGACACATACTCTACTTTGGAGATGGTAGACGTTTATACGGACTACTGCTACCAGAACTTAATGCCTAAATCATTTATAGTGTCTGTCATAGATGCAGTATCTTATGCTTTTTTGTTTAATTTTAGGGGGACTTTCTACTTTCTTATCGTTCTTAAGCACAAAATAAGTTACCGCATTGGTAGCTTTTTGACAAAGAACAAGACAGAGATCATTGATGTTGACGTTACTGATTGGGAGTAATTTCGCCATTAGGTATCTCAACCTGCGAGTCCGCTAATTTTACGTTTACCAGTTTTCCGTTCCCTGGTTTCCTTCTTAAACGGATAAATACTGTGAATCAGATAACCCGCTGCATCACTCAGGTGAGAGAGTAGCGGGTTATCGTTTTTATTGATACCCTCATCACTCCACGTCACCTGTTCCAAATCCTTGATAAAGTTTTGGCAATTCGCAAAGTGGACATAACAGCGATTTTGGCGGAACAATTGATTGACAGAATGGACCCGATTCACAACAAATGGGTTGGCATCTGCAAATTTCCGAACCAAATAACCTTTGCCACGCATTGCGGCTAGTGGTTCTAAGCCCTGAAACACGATATCCCAACTACTTAACCGACTAGCCGCAGTTCTAGCGCGTCCGGTGGCATCCCCAAATATTTGTATTTCTGGGGGGATGCCGTATTTCTCCACCCAATCCACAATACTTTCCGTCAGTTCCCAAATATCGGAGTCCATCATAAACCACTCTTTGCAAAAGTGAATTTCGTTCCCGCGTTTTTGGGCTGCTAAACAAACTATAGGCGTGTGGTTAAAGTCAAAGGTTAGCAGCAGAGGGAGATTCGGGTCATATTCCAGTAGTTCGGCATCTTCATCCTGGAACGAGTGTTTGGTGCGGTCAAAGTATTTGTAAATTAAACCCTGTACCGTGTTGATGAACTGCCCCATAACTTCCTGTTGGTACAGTTCATCGCTATAGTTTGCCTCTAGTGAAGCTACATAATCCTCCCCTAAATATTTTTTATTTTCCAGTGACGACATTGAAACAATTTGGTAAATCCGTCTTAAGTCGTCGCTGCGTGTCGGATCTCCAAATTTATCCCACAGATAGTTATATCCGGCTGGTGACGTGGTTAATATTCCTTGCCCTTTGAGCGTACCTGGACCACGCCCCAATCTTCCATCAATTGTTAAAAATGCCTTTTCCGGCGTATATGCAAACTCGTCTCCCCAAAACCACCGGATTTGTAAACCGCGCCCCGCTTGAGTTGAACCACTAAAAGCTGACGCTGACAGAACGTAAACGAACGCCCGATCCGGTCCGATATAGCAGCGTTGACAATTGGCGATCGCTAATGCCTGATCTTCTGCCGACTCACGCCAAGGCTCAAGGGGTATATTGAACATCCGGCAAACTTCGACTAATGCCAGAAGTGTGGCTCTCGATAGCTGCCCGTAGCTATTTGCCGATATCATACCTCTAGCATCCGGCGCAAGCAAAGCGCGAGAACAAGCCCAAATTGCACCGGAGAAAGATTTTCCTGATCCTATTCCCCCAATAGCCGCTCCCCATCTCTGCGTTAGGGGTTCTACGTCCTGCCACCCCATCATATCAAGAAACCGCGCTTGTCCTCCGGGGTTCGGCTCAAATTCCTCAAACAGCGTGATCTTACTCTCACCTTGTGACTCTACCGCCAAGGCTTGCTGTGTTGATGATTCAAGATTGAGTAACGTTCCCCACCCGCTCATGAAACACATCCTTTCGGAATACGCGGGAGTTTACTTTGAAAATTTTCATTGCCTTCTATACTCAAAACCTTAAAAGAAGGCAAGTTATAAACGGCGTGCGACAGGTCTAGATTATTCGGGGAATAAGAATGCCCCTGATATCCATGCGAAACCTTAAGCTCTCTTTCCCAAGCGTCTAAAGCCCTTTTCTCTATGCTTTCTCTGACACTTACTTTTTCTGCGGCGGCTTTCAGCTTGTTTTTTTGGTCGCTTGCTGCTGGGTAACTTTGAACTTTTACAGCAGGATTAATGAACTCAAAAAGATCATTATGTTCCGTCTCAACTTCAACGCTTGCCAAAGTCAATTCTTTTTCGCCTATGTCACCAAACGGGCAATATTCAAGTTTAATTTTCATGTAAAATCGCTCCTAAAACAAAATTAAAATGCTCTGGATCTCTCTTGTAAAAGTAAGCCATTCGGTCAGGTGACATGAATTTCTCAACTCCCATCGAAACAACCTCAGTATAAGTACCCGCAGGACCATATATCTTCCCTACATAGGGGTGTATAAAGTTGCCTGGGAATGCCATCTCATTATCTCCGTATCCGCCGTATCCAGTAATATCATTCATTTTCATTGGTTCGGACGACGTAGCCCGATCTTCAATGAATTTTCTTGACGCGACAGCCAATTGCTTATTCTCAAATTCCGAAAAATGCGCGTATTCGTGAAAGACCGCCTCACGACGATAAGAAAGGCTACTTTCAGTGTCTGGAGCTAATTCTTTGTCAAGCATCTTTAGACCCTTACTTCCTAAAGTTAGTTCTCCAGTGTATGGATTTGCAAAGGCTCTATCTGTATCGATATTTACTACTTTTTTTAGTTCTGTCGTACCCATGCCGCCTGTTATCATATAAGCATCCGCCAAGGCAGTTAGAGTTGTTTCCCTGTCTTTACCTGTGAGCGTGAATTTGTCAGAAACAAGTGAATTAGCCCATTTTTCTGCATCTTCTCTATCAATTTTATGATGGGCTTTTAATTTCTGTAACGTTCCCTCTGCGGCCGCTTCAAGCTCTTTCTGGGCAAGTAACATTTTCTCATCCAATTTTGCTGCGTGTTTTTCATCTTTTTTGAACCATTTTCCTTGTTTGGTTTTCTTGTTATTCCTCTCTATGTCCATAAAGAAATTCTTTTTCTCAGCTTGAGCATCTTGTAATGCTTTTAGTGCTTTCCCCATAGTTTGATCAGAAAAATCCTTGCCTATGTTCATCAAAGCCTTATGATCCGAAGAATCGGCTTTGTATGATACAAGTGTGGTTTTAGTGGGTTGAGTAGACCCCCCAGTTTTTTTTAGTAGACTCCCCAGTTTTTTAGCAGACTCCCCAGTTTTCTTAGTGGATTCCCCGGTCTTTTTAGTGGATTCTCCGGTCTTTTTAGTGGATTCTCCGGTCTTTTTAGTGGATTCCCCGGTTTCCTTGGTGGATTCTCCGGTCTTTTTAGTGGATTCTCCGGTCTTTTTAGTGGATTCTCCGGTCTTTTTAGTGGATTCTCCGGTCTTTTTAGTGGATTCTCCGGTTTTCTTTGCACAATTTCTAAGTGCGGAAATACAAGCATTTCCGCAAGCTTTACCTTTTTTACAGGTTTTTTCAAAAACCTCTAACGCTTTGCCCATACTGATATTTATCCTGTTTTAGCAAGCTTTCCCCTGATTTGAAAAACTTTCCAAAACCCCCTTGACGAATATTTGTTAGGCTGTTACTATATAAATGTAGAGAGGTCAAAAACAGTGAAACCCTAAACCAATAGCACCCCTCATGAGGGGTGCTATGTCTTCTCTGCGAAAATTGTGAGAGTTCAACAGGAATATTAGGAGTATAACACGATGGACGAGAATTTAAGAAAAGCTCAATGGAATTACGAAAGATCTGAAAAAGGTAAGGCACGGAGGAAGAAATATCGCCAGAAGCCTGAAGTCAGGGAACGTGAACGCGAATTAGACCGCGAACGCAAGGATGCCAAACGAGAGTACATGAGAGAGTATATGCGACTAAAGCGGGCAAAATTGAAGAAAGAAAAACAAGGTGAATAACGCATATAACCCTCTATTTTGAGGGTTTTTTAGTCATCAAAAAAATATTTTAAAAAAACTTTCCAAAACCCCTTGACAATATTTTGTTATCCTGTTACTATATAAGAGTGAGAGAAAAAACAGGAGAAAGAGCAATGTTTGTTACATTTGAAACCACAGAAGAAACAAAGATCACAATTGACATAAGTGGTGCAACTAATTGGTGTGATGATCAGCTAGTGACTGAAGCTTGTGAGCAATTAGGAATAGACTGGGTTGATTATCAAGATAGAACCAAGAAATTAAAAAAAGGGGTTACTGTTACTCCAATAGATTGGAGACCATTAAGAGTGGAGAGTAGACAGTGGGTGGTACTGAAAAGACCAAAACAAAAAGAATACAAAATTGACTACTGGTATTTTTATGATATCATGGGTAATAAAAAATATCCTGAAGTACCAGTAGAATACAAGCCAATATACAAGAATGGAAGTTTTAGAAGTTTTTAAGTGAAAAATGGGGTGAACTATCACCCCATTTTTCATGTTGCCTAAGTTTTAAAAACTTTCAAAAAAACTTTCCAAAACCCCTTGACAAATATTTGTTATCCTGTTACTATATAAGAGTGAGAGTTGAGAAATAAAGGTAAAACCATGAAAAATGTAGAAATTGATTTAATATGTGCTTGGATATGGGGGTCTAAAGTGTGTGAATATGCAAAAGAAATTTTTGCAAAAATGGTTGAATTAGGTAATCAAAAAAACTGGACATTTTGGATGTCTGATCAGAGCCAAACAAAACAATTGCTAGGTGAAGCTGTCAAAGCTTGTCATCTTGTTAATGAGTTCTCTGAAGACCAGGAACTCTATGAGGGGGACATTCAATGGTTGATTCAAAACGCCCCTTACTAACCAACTAACAACCTGTACTAATGCTAGTAAAT